ATACATCATTAAGTCGACAAAAAGTATTAAAAAATATTTTAAACTCTTCGTCAATAATGCCACGACTAGGCGTTAGTGTTCCGTCTACATCAAATATAAATTTAGTTTTCACAAACACGCTTCCTTAGATCACTTGTGCTAAATCGATGATCTCTTTTATTAAAATATAATTCTATATCACGTTTAGCACAGATAGCACGACCTGTAAACTTACCATCGCGATACTCTTCTCCTATTATTCTAACATCAATATTGTACATTGTCAAGATATCTTCTAGATCTTTTTCAGTACCGTATGGAATAATTTCGTCTACATATCTTACTGCTTTAAGTTGTGTATAACGCTCTACAACAGTTTGTATCGGTGCGTTCTTCTCTGCACGATCTATGCTAGGATCTACTTGTAATCCACAGATTAAATAATCGCATTGGTCTTTTGCTTCACGCAACATTTGTACATGACCTGCGTGTAGCAAATCAAATGTACTACAAGTAAATCCTACTTTCATTCCATCGACTCCTTTAGTTGCATTAACCATTTAATAACTTCTTCAATAGTATTTAGGTCCTGCTCGTTGTCTGTGTCGATTTCTAACTCTACTTTGACTTTCATAACTAACTCTCGTTCATATTAATACAAATTGCTTGCTGTTCTGGTTTGAAATAACCGCCACCTAAGCCAACTTCTGCACTCAATGCTTCTCTTGCTTGAAAACACTCTGTCATTGATGTGTGTATCGTAACAAGTTCTACATACGGTGTTACTTCAAAAAAGTATACAAAAACTAATGTCCACATAATTAATCTCCAAAGTCAAATAAACTAGTAAATGTATTGTGACGCTTAGTATCTTCTAATGGATAGTTAAGCACACCAATCAAGTTGTCTAGTTTATTATCAATAATAGTTTCTGCCATTGCTGCATCATCAAACGGAAGTTCTTTGAACCATTCTGGCATACGCAATTCATCTGTAGGATACGCAACACTTGTATAACCTAACGGATTCTGTTTTAGTTTACAAACAATAACTTTCATACCGTCAACAATTTCTTGCGAATACTTGTCACCGTTCATGCGCTTTAGTGTATTCCAGTTAATACTTGCTCGAACGTGTCCGGGCATGTTTGCTTTGCCTTGTTTTTCTTCTAGTCGTCGATAGTGTCCAACTTTGTTTGCACGTTTGGGCGAACCTTTCTCCCAACCAGGCCTATTACTAAACTCCTGTCGGAACTGTGTAATACGCTCAAGCACATCTTCACGTGGCTTATCTGTAAGTACCATAAGTAATAGTTCACTTAGAAACTCTTGCATAAACACAGGTGTATCTGATCTGCGCAAGTCTAAGCCCATTGCTTTTACTTTGCCTTCTTTACCATCTACATCTACTCTAAAGCCTTCAATGTCTGTAACTAGTGCCGCATAACGCTTCTTAGTAATAAACAACCCTGACTGTGCAACAATCTCTCTAGCTGCCGCAATAACGTCTGACCTACTCTTTGGACAATGAAAAGACTTTTGCATCATATCTGGAAATGTTACGTTTGCTGCTTCGCATACTTGATCATATAGTGTAATAACGTTCTCTTTACTCCACGGAATCTTACCTGCTTCAACTTCTGTCTTTAAAGCAGGCCAAGCACTAAAGTAACAAGAGTCAGTATCACCGTATATCATTGCATCACCTACGTGATCATAAACACCTGTGATAGTTTTGTTAACTTCTGCACTCATATGCTTAACAATTGTACGTCCTGTAAGTGTAGTTGATTGTCCGATACGTTTATCAAAGAATCTACAACCAGGATTAAGAATAGCACCATACAAACTGTTAAGCAAAATCTTCTTAACTAGCTGTCGCTTATCCCAATACTCGATTTCTGCTTCGTTTCCTGCATCCTTTGCTTTCTTTAGTTTCTTTTGCAATTCCTTACGCTCTGCATACCAACGCTTTAACAGTCCTGGAATAACTCCTTCAAACTCTGTAGTAAAGATAGTACCATTTGCACTTAGCATCCACGGATTATTACTGTCAAATATCAGCTTATATATCTCTGCACCGCTCAGTGTCTCTGACTGACCATTTTCAAAGTCAACAGTTAGTGATATAGATCTGCTTTGCTCCATAACTGCATCATATTCTTCTGTAGCAAAGCGTCCTTCCCAACTACCTGCAAATGACTTCTTCTTTAGGCCCATGTCTTCAGTGACACGAGCGTCACTAATCTCTGGGCGTATCTGTCCTACAACAGTTTCAGGTGCCATATTCATTGCACGAATTACTGAAGGATACAGTGAATTCAAATCCATTGAACCAATCCACTTGTGTAAACCCTTTTTAGGAAACGCAACATATGCACCTGCGGCTTGTGTGTTTTCTTCGTGGTCTCTATTCTTACGATTTTGTACTTGCAATCCACGATTATGTGCTTCGTTAACAATACCTTGCTCAGTAACAGCAACAGCGCCCATAGTAGTCTGAATAAGAACTGTATTTTCATGTGCAATGGTATTTGATAGATCAATAAAGCGTAGCTTCTTGTCTAACTTGTCAAGTAGTGCAGTATCCTGAATGTTATATTCAATAAACTTGCGGAAGTCGTTGTTGTAAAGTGCGTCAAGTGTTCCTTCATACGGAACTTTGTTCTCGCCTACTTCAATTTCACCAATTGCATCTAGTCGATAACTGTGGCGTTCTTCATATGTGTACTTACGATATAAATTAAGACTGTCTAAGTGTACACGCCCTACTAAGTCAAACGTTTCACTTTCCTTACCAAACTTTTCGTATGTTCTTTTCTTGGGAAGTTGACCCCACAAGCAGAATCTACGTGTGTCGTCTTTACTTAGTACACGGCTTACTCTGTTTACAGTATACGGAATATCATAACCTTCGCTGTTCCATCCTGATAAAATGTCAGCATCTTCAATTAGTGTTAAGAAGGTGTCTAGCATATCTGCTTCTTTTTCATAAAGCATAACATTATCAATACCTTCAAGCTCTTTCTTTGCTTCGTCCATAGTAAGTGTCTTGGGCGGTACTGCTAAACAGATCATTGTTTCTAGCCACTGCAAATATACACTAATACTTGTAATACCCATAAACGGATCACTAGGATCAGCAAAGCCTCTTTCTGGATCAAAGTCAGTCTCAATATCGAAAAAACAAACATTTAGCTTAGGTGCATCTTGATTAAGATAGTTTTCACTTAAACATTGAAAGATTGGATTAATGTCGCTTTCAAACAAAGTTTTATCTCTGTTAATAGCTACTTCCTTACGAAAGTCTTTTGTACTTTTACATACAATACGACTTAGAGGATCACCATACACACTCTTGTACTTGCCTCGTTGGTCTTTATAGTAAAATGTATACTTGGATTGATATTCACGATAAATTCTCTTACCGTCTTTGCGTTCGACTGCCTTAATCATATCATGATCGCGGTCGAAAAATGCGTCTACGTAACTCAAATTATGCCTCCTGTTGCTTCTGGCCAACTAACCTTAAACCTGCTCTTAAAGTGAGCGACTCTATATGTTATTCTATATATTATAGCACGAATAGTTGTATTAGGGCAAGTGAATTCATTACCACAAACCAACTACACAATACAATAACAAACGCTGCCTGCCTAATTACTGCACTAACTACACCTAAAAGACTACCTACAAGATACATTGGAACAAATATCTTTGTTGCAGGATCTAAGATAGTAAATGTTAGAACGGCACTTGCACTGATAAGCAGTAATGCTTCGATCATTTCACAGTAGAAAGCTACAGGACTTGTCCTGTAACTATTCTTAAAAAAATCTGTAATTTTATAGATCACTTATCCACGCCAACTGTTGCAACTAGTGTTTCAAGATCATCATGCGCATCTGCAACTTTGTCCCAATCACGTTTAAGAGCAATCTTAATTGCTTTATTAATCAAACCTGGCTTAATGTCTAGTTCTTCTGCCACTGCTTTAACTGTGTCTTTAAGACCCATGTTTAGATCTTCAATTTCTTGCAGTACAGTTACGCCTTCTTGAACAAGACGCTCAAGTTTTGCCTTTTCTTCTGCACCATAGGTACGATCACTCATAAAAAAACTCCTATTTAATGTTATATTACTAGTTTTATAACGCACATCGTGAAAAAAGTCAAGCATTAACTTGACTTTTTTTAATTTATATGTGCTAAAGTAGTTGTTCTATTAGTTGACTCTGTGGCAACTATTACCTTTGCCTCTGCGAAAGCCTTTCCAGCATGCTTTGCCGTGGCTACCTTTTTTCTTTTCGTAGTCTTCACCTAGTGTTTTCCAACTAGGATTGCCACATTCACTGCAAGCTACTTCAGACTTTTTTTTAGACTGTTTGTAACTCGTTCAGCTATATTAGCTGCATAATCTACTTCGTTAGTAGTTTTAGCTCTGTTCAACACATTCTTAGTTGCCTTGGATTCTGCAAATTTCATGTCATAATCCATAGCATGATATACACTTGATATATCGTCTGCTGCTGTAGTAATTTTAGCTTGTTTCCAGCCTTCGATACCTTCAGCTTCGGATACACTTTTTAACATGTCGTGTAATTTAATAGCATACTTTGCTAGTTTGTATAGATCAGCACGAGCCATTTGTACTTCATGGTCACGTTCTGCCATTGCAGCTAAATCGCCTAAACCTTCTTTAACTTGTTTTGTCATTTGTTTCTCCGGAATACCTTATTAATAGTATTTATCTTTTGACTGTGCCGCCGCCCATTAAATTGTTACCCAGTTCTAATGCGTTCTTAGCAGTACCGTCTTTGTTTTTCTTTTGTGGAGCAACAGGTACCCCATTCTTACGTTTAATTTTAGCATTTGCACTTGGGGGATTAGCAACTGCTGCAACATCTCCTGCACTTGTAGTTTCATCCATTTTGTTCTTTGCATGACAATCACAATGTTCACAATCAGGTCCACACTTGCATTCTGTTACAGGCTTACCGCAACATGCTTCTGGACACATTTCTACTTTTGCTTCTGTTATTTCAAATATTTTCATTTGTTTTTCCCCGATTTCATGTTAGCGCACCAATGCAGCATTTTAGCCTTTTCACCACTTGCGATCTT